AATTCTTCTAGACCGTGAGCAGCCGCTTTCGTGGCCGCGCTACGATGCAGTAATTGAGGGCTTCTCGTGGGAGTCCGACGAAATCCCGCGCCAGGTTGTCAACGCGCAACTGGCTGTCCTGCTTGAAATCAATGCAGGGGATGACCCGTTCAACCCGACGCCCGTAGTCGGCCCGGTCACTGAAAAGACAGTCTCCGGCGCTGTCACTGTCCGGTATGCGTCCGGCACATCCAGCAAGGTGAAGAAAACCCGCGCATCTGATGCAATCATCGCGCTTCTGCTGTCCCGTTCCGGCCTGTTCTCGGTGCGTGCCTGATGGCTTTCTATGATGACATGCAGGATGTGGCCACCGACCTGCTGACAGAGTTTGGCAAGTCGATCACGTTCTCGCGAATCACAAAGACATTCAACAAAATAACCGGCAAGAACACGACCGCCACGACCGCCACGACTGCGACTGTCGGCGTTGAGATCCCCATTAATCAACGGCTGGTGGACGGTACGCGCATACAGTCCGGCGACCGCTCGCTTATCATTGATGCGAGCTATGCGCCAGTGATGGCCGACACGGTAAGCCTGAGTGGCGAAACGTGGTCAATCGTTGAAATACAGCCAATCAAGCCAGCCGATACGGTTATCGCTTACCGCTTGCAGGTGCGAAAATGAGACTGGCCGATATTTATTCCGCTTGCGCCACTCGGTATGCGTCCGGCTCGTTCACCATTCCCGATTATTGGCCCAATGACGACAACAACCCGACAGCGGGAACGGCACATGCTCGCGTGTGGTTCCTGCCGTCCGAGAATGACGCAGGCTCACTAGGCGGGAATGGCGTAGACGTGCAGACTGGCATCCTGCAAGTTGACCTGATGTACCCAACGAATATCGGCATCGGCGATATTCTCGACAAGGCCGACGCAATCGCCACGCATTTCCAGCGTGGCCACAGCCAGGTATATGACAGCCAGGGCGTGCAGTTCACCGGCACGAATGTCACCAGCCCGCGCAATGAGGACGGGTGGATGCGCTGCATCGTGTCGATTAACTGGATGGCGCACATTGCGCGAAGTGTGCCATGAGCTTCTCGGCTGACCTTGAGGAGTTTGCTAAAGCGTCTAATGAGTCGCTGGATAAGACTGTGCGCATGGTTACGCTGGAACTGTTCGGCAGTGTTATCTTGTTGAATGTCTTAGTGATGCGAGTGAACGTGATCGACTTGCCAAACTCTGTGAGCAGGTCGGTTGCCACATCTTGCATGTCATCATAAAAGGCCATCAGGCGCGCACCGCGAACAGGCCAGAACGTGCCAACAGCAGATTTATGATTGCCTGTGATTCCCGGTTCTTGTTCACCTTAATGCTACCAGACGGGCCGGCAGCATATGACACGGACACCGCGCCAGACACTGACTTCTGTGTAACCGGTCCCTGCAATGGCGTAGGGTTGAACGGGTCATCGCCTGCGTTCAATTCGATCAGTGTAGCAAGTTGCGCGTTGATTACCTGGCGCGGGATTTCATCAGATGCCCACGAATAGCCCTCGATGACGGCATCATAGCGCGGCCATGCGAGCGGTTGGTCACGCTCGACAAGAATGCCACGATAACGGGCGCGGAATGATTCCAGATAGTCTGCCGCCTTGATAATCATCACATCAGTGGCGGCAGTATCTGCGAGCGTTACGCCACGAGCGGCAGCGTAAGCGATAGCATCAGCACGGGAGACGTATGTGTTTGCGCCTGAAACAATTGCGCCAGTTTCAACTATCAACGCCATGTCAGCCCCGACTGATTAGAAATTAGATAGAAAAAGGGGGAGCCGAAACTCCCCCCGTTTCATTAGCCGAGCAGCAAAGCGGAGTGTTCTGCCTTGATGTTCTTGACGCCCCAAGCCAGAGCAATCTCGTAGCGAATCTTGCGATAGCCGCCGTAGATTGCCAGCTCGAAGGTCAGGCCGGTGCGAGGGTCGGTGATTTCCATCACATCCAGCGCCAGATCGCCTTCCTGCGGACGCTCAGGCATACGGGTAGCCAGAACGATAGCAGAGCGGGCAAAGGCCAGATTGCGAGGGCCAGAAGCCACCACAGTGATGGCGCGAGTTGCAACGCCCTGTGCCTTGCGTAGACCGGGTGCGGCCAGCGTGATGGTATCGCCAGAAGCCGGGTTAGCACCTGCGAAGGTGGCCGATGCGACAACGTACTGGTTGGTATCGTTGGCAAAGGTAATCACGTCACCAGCAGCAACCACGCCAGTACCAGCAGTGGCCAGCGGGATGACAGTCTGGCCGACAGTGAAGGCGGCAGAGGTCGAAGTGGCAGAAGCCATTGCGCCAGCGGTGCCCTGATAAATCTGGGCAGATTCGCGGATATTCACGCCAGAGGCGTTAATCAGCGTACCCTGTTCAGAAAGCTGGGCAAGGTCGTTGCTGCGAGTGGTCTGGATACCGAACAGCGTGCGCAGCTTGGCACCGGCAGCGGTATCGACAACCAGTTGCAGGTCAGAGGTCGGAGCACCGTTGTCCACCAGAATCTTGCGGGCGTTCATTGCGCCTTCAAGAGTCGAAGCAAACGGGGTCGTGGTCACAGTGCCGGCAGCGCGGGAGGCGGTAATGGCAAGGTTGCCGAGGTCGGCTTCAATGTCATTTACCAGCGTGCGCATAGCCTGTGCAATCTGGTTCTGGCGGATGTTAAGGTAACCGACGCCAGAGTTGAGACCGACCTGTTCATTGCCCTGCCAGCTAAACGGCACAGCCTTTGACTTGGTGATCTTGATTTCAGCGTTGCCGATGGTCTGATCGGCTTCAGCAGGAATCGCCATCGCCGGAGTGGTGTCAACCATAGAGTTGCTGGAAGGCACAATCGGCACACGGACGGACTGGTTGACTGCGGCACGATTGGCCTGCGCATCAACGGTAACGGCAGGAATGAAACCGGTCAGCTCGCGCGAGACAACATCAAGCGCGGCATACACATCGGGAATCAGGGAAGTCAGGGTATTGGTAGTCATGGTTCAATGCCTCAATTGGTAATGGTTCCGCCAGACTTGACGTATTCGGACTTGGCCGATGGTGTCATGCTGTCGAATTGGCTACGGGTTACAGTCTTTTTCGCGGCCCCGCCGCCATTTCCACTACCAGAGGCCCCGCCCCCGGCTGCCTTGCTTGCTGCGATGATTGGCGCGAACGCCTGATTAGCAGCAATCTCGGACTTGAGGTCATCAATTGTCAGTGCAGACGGCTTACCATCTGGACCAATGACAACCGTAACAGGCTCGCCGTCGCGGATTTCCATCGACAGACGCGCCTGTATATGTGGCAATAGTACAGCAGCCGAGCCGGGGATTGCAAGTTCAGACGCCAATGTGGTAGCGGTCTGGCCTACAGTCAGTCGCTGAAGCTGCTGCTGGTAATTCTGTTCGCGTGTGGTGAAGTCGCCGGTCAGCTTGCCGATCTTGTCGTCATAGCTCTTTCGCAGGCTTTCCACGTCGCCATTCTTGGCGAGCAACTCTTGGCGCTCCCGCTCAAGCTGCTCTTCCTTTTCCTTCTGGGTTCGCTTGTAGCCCTTCAGCTCATCAAGCAATTCGTTGTTCTTTTTCTTGATGCCTTCAACATCAGGAATGCCGTCTACCTTCAGCCTGAACTTGCCGTCCTTCTCTTCGTACAAGCCGCGCAACGGCTCATCAATGCTATCAAGGGTATCAGCTTCAAGTTTCAACATTACAGTGCCCTCCGGGCGGTTTTAGCGGCACAGCCGCGAATCATAGTCCTGCACGCTCAAAAGCCACTGGCTCAAGGGCGCGCATTTGTTCCAGCGTCAACGGCTCGAAGTTCTTTCCTAGCTGAAGCTCTTGAAATCGTTGGGCAGACAGCCCGCCATCCCGAAGTAACTGACCACGCATCGGGCCTAGCGCCTGATCTTGGAATGACTCGGGCTGTGTCTTGAGCCATTCGTAATACGACAGATTGGCCGGCACTTGCCCGTCTACCGATGCGCGCGTCTGGCCTTGGCGAAGTGTCTCGCGGATGTATTTGTTGTTGATGACGGGGCTCGTCGTACTCCGGCAGCCCACGTGTCCGGGGGGTACAGGCCCCTTGCCAACTGGAAACACTCTTGAATCCATGGCCATGCAAAAATTTGTTGTTCTGGAATCTAGGGTTGATACCCATTCATAAGCAGACACAATATCTGAATTGTTCGCAAAGACCTCACTTCTAGCCACCTGCGCAACGTGCTGAATGGCCGTCTGTACCACGGCCCGAGCATCACGCGCCGTCGCATCAACAACGCCATCAGCGTAGCGGTTAGCCTTCGTGCCTATGACCTGCTTCAATATCTGCTGATTCGTGGCCTTCAAAGTAGCCGACACGGATGGCATTCTCGACAGCGGTCACTGACTTGGTAGACCAATCCTTGATAAACGATTCCAGCATCACGGCAGACTTGCCAGAAGTAAGCGGGCGCGCATTGGCAGCGGCCAGAACCTGCGCGGCTGTCGGTATGGTTAGCTCTACGCCTTCCACCAGCGCCGTCTGTAGTGCGCGTGATTCAGCGCCAGCAGAATAGTCTGCTAGGTCTTTCAGGTTGCCATTGATCTGCGCTCCTGCGTTTCCGTAGATGGTTAGCAGGTCGTTACGGATGGCGACAAGCTGCGCCTCTGCGCGTGCCGCTGACAGTTCGGTTAGCTCGCCGGATGCTAGCCGCTTGCGGATGACGTCCGCCGCCTCACGGAAGAAGGATTCCAGATTCTTGACGTCCGACGCCTTCAGACGCTCAAGCAGCACCTGCTGCCGAGTGGCCAGCGATACCAGGGCCGTGTTAGCCAAGGTCTACACCGCCTGCGTCCAGTTCCTCAAGAATCTGCTCGACAGTCTTTTCAGCATCGACAAGGCCGATACGTTGCAGGAACCGAACCGCGTCTGCCTTGGGCATGGTGCCGGATTGCCAAGCCGATACGATGGCGGACAACATGGCGGCATCCCATGCAATAACGGCGAGGTCATTAGACAACCGGTATTCACATTCACCCGTCCCGCCCATGAACATTTGCGCCCATTCAAGCGCCTGCGTATATGCGTCCGACACGTTGTCAGCGCACAATGACACAATGGAATGGCTGACTTCCTGCTCGCCTGCGGACTGGGTTGCTGTTTTCGTTGCCTCGCCGGGCTGTACCAGACGAGCGCCCAGCATGGCCATTGTGGCCACAAGGTCAGATAGTTCCTTCTGGATGGCTGTGTCTGCGGATACTGTGGCGTATTTGTAGTCGCCGCCTTCAGGCAGCAGGAACGGAGCGCGAGAGCCGACTACGATACCTTCCTTTTGCAGGAAATCTCGCCACTCTTCAGTCAGTCCAGATATGACCGGCTGCGGCTGGCCGGCGTAGTACAGCGCATTGTACCAGTCCGCCCCGAGCTGATAGTGCTTGCGATTCACGCACGCGAGGTCGAACAGAGGCGCGGCATCAATGCTGCTGTCGTTATTCAGTGAGCCGATGAAGGTAAACGGGATGAACGTCCACGGCTGGCCATTCGACTGCAATGGCATGGACTCGCTGACAGCCTCCCATTCCTTCGTTTTCTCATTCATGCGCCAGAGCCGGACAACATAAACGCCATTGTCCAGTGACAGTTCACGCAACTGCTTGACTGTCTTTGTCTCGAATCCGTCTGTAGCGTCAGACTCCTCGGTCAGCACTACCTTTGACAGCAGCGACTTACCGCCCTGCCGAGTGTGCTGCCAGTTGATAACGTCGTCTGCGTCATAGTGGCACAGATTCGCCCTGATACGGCCAGACTGCATGTCAGCGACGGAGACAGCGCCATCAGTCTGCGGAAAGTCCACCAGCAAGCCACATCGGCCAGCGGTAAGCGTGTCTTCCATTGCTTTCTGTGACTGCTGATAGATTGACAGACCGTTGCCATCGCAATCGGTTGCCATGTACTCAAGGTTAGCAGGTACTGACAGCTTGGGATTCTTACGGAATACGGATCCGATGAGACTAGCGCGGGTACGGCCCACCACATTGACGTACAGGGCGCGTTGCAGGTATCGCTGATAGATGCTTTCAAGTTCCTGCTTAGTCTCGCCAGTGGCGACAACAGGGTCAGGCAGCAACAGCTTGCCGGCTTTCTTTACCTCTGCCTCGCCTTCGCACAGTGTATCGACCATCTCCCAACCAGGGAGCGCCTCTTGATAGTCGCTGCGCTGAAAATCGACTGACATTAGTACGCCCTCTTGAGAGACAAGCTCATCGGTGTAGCTGGTTTGACTACCGGCATCTCGAAAACTATAGGATACCCGGCGGAGTCACACATATGGTCGAAGCCACTAGACTTGTCCGGCTCGCCGTTTTTATCGTATGCCTGCTGCTCAAGGCATGATACCACATTAGGGCATTTTCGCTCATTGACACGCATTCTACCATTAGTCAATGCTGTATTGACAGACAGAATGCGATCCTTCACGCGCGGGTTTGAGTCGTTAACCTTGACCGTGAATCCGGCTTGTTTCAGCAGGGATATGTCTGATTCGCTGGCGTTGACAGTCTTTCGGCTGTTCCCGCTCGCGTCCGGGTAGATGGTCAGCTTGTGGCCAGCGTACCTATCCTTGAGCGTCTGTATCAGTGCCGGAGTGTCATAGATTCCGGTTAGCTCATCGACAGCGTGCCAGCAGTCTGGCCGCTTGACGTAGACCGTGCTGGCCATGGCGCCTACGTTGAAGTCCTGCCCGATGTAGAGCGGCTCCATTCGCGGATAGTCTCGGTTGAACGGCAGCGCTCACGGTCGTAGGCGTTATATATCGTGCCTGTGGTCAGGTTGACGAAACGGCCCTCAATGTACGCTTCTACCAGTTCGGCAGGGTACGACTCCCTGAGGCTATCGATGTAGTCGTCTGGCAGGAACGGGTTAGAGTAGGACGGAGCCTGTACCATGCCGTAGCTGTCTGTTCGCTTGGCTACCCATCGCTCATGGCAGAATCGGAAGCCTTCAGGGGTTGTGTATGCGCTGGCCCTGTTGAACGGATCGGTAACCCCGGATGGCGTCTGCCGGTTACGGGCAATAACCTGGTTCCAGGCATGGCGCGCGTGCTCTTTTTGCAGGGTGTCCAGCTCATCACAGTGCGCCTTGTATGTCTCATAACCGACGATGCGCTCGGGGTTGTCCAGCGTGCGCAAGATGAAGTCCCCGAACCTGGGTGCGCTAGTGTAGATTACGTTCTCTGACTTGTTGTAAGTGTGCTGGATGCCATGCTCTGTCAGCTTAGACGTGATGCGAGGCGCGGTGATGAGTCGCACGAGGTCATAGGTTGGTGCGTACAGCCCAATAAGCGTGTCGCTCGACTCGCAAGCGTCAATCATGGCTGCATTCGCCATCGCCTCAGACTTGCCTGCCCCGAACCCTGCACAGAACAGCCGGTACTTGTGCGGAAGCTGAAGAAACCGCGCCTGCGGGTCAGTCAGCCGGACTTTGAGGGTTCGCACTGATTACTTCTATCTGGATCTTGCCGATGGGCTGGTCGCCAATGGTCGTCACTTCTGCTTTCACTTCAGCCGGCAGCAGCTTCGTCCACAGCTTGTAGAACTCGGTCGGCTCTGACTTTGCCCACTCGATCAGGCTTGCAGTGCCGCCCATGCCTTCAAATGCCTCTTGCAAGGCTTCTTTGACGGCTTTGGTAGACTTGTTCGGAACACCCTTCTGTCGGCCTATGC